TGCACAACCAAAACCCGATAAAGTTCTTTAATAACCGCCAGCGCCATATTCTTAAACGCATCCTCTACACTCAAAGTGCCTTGCACTAATTGCATCATGCTATTTTCGAGAGAATTGGCAAAAATATTAGCAACGTTTGTGTAATCAACCAATTCACCGGCTGCTATTCTATATTTATCGGTTGCAACGGCTGTGGCTTGAGCGTGCTGTTCTTCTGTAATTGCACCAATTTCCCGCGCCCGATTTAACTTAGTCATCGTTTCTTCGTATTCAGCCGCAGCGGTCATCACTGGTTCAAACTTTTCAGCAAAACTCTCTAATTCCCGTTTTTCTTTATCTAATGCAGCTTGCGCTTCTTTTGCTGCTTTTTTGCGCTCCTCAATCAATAATTTTTGACCAGCATTGTAAGAATTTCTCATACCTTCCGGATCAGGCACAAGAAACTGACCCATTACAATTTCTTCTGGATCAGGGAAAACAGGCTTAGGAACATCTAATGATAAAATCCCAGCCCTTAATTCTTCAGCTAACTTTCTAGCTGTTGCAGCTTCAATGCCAAAATCGACCATTGACTGCGTAAATCCTAATAATGCATCATTTTCAGTTTCTTCTAACGAAACCCCTAAATCATACATTGTTTGCACTAAATTTTTTGTGCCTTCATCCATTTTGGTCAGATCTGCGCTTTGCATAGAGGCAGAAAAATCATCAAATGCCGCTTGCAATATTTTGGCTTCAGCGGATGTTAAATCAAATTCTTTTCTGATTTCTTGCACCGACCTGTTTAGCCTTCTTCCTTTTCGGCCAACAGACTCATATTTTGAACCTACCGCAGCAAGCTCGGTCCCTAAAGATCTTAAATTTCTAGCAACTTCATTTAATGCTAAATCTGCTTGGGCTTTTGCATAGACTTGCACCGAATGAGTGAGTATTCCAAAACGATCTTCTGCTTCAGTCAAACCCATATTTAAAAGACCTTGGGCCTTTTCCATAGCGCTAATAGTATCGCGCAAATTTTCTAATTTATCATCAAATGTATCAGCGGCACCACTCATTGATGTAAACATCGCAATAATAGGAAAACCAACCGCAGCAATTACACCTAGTATCGGCAAGACGGTTCCCATTGCCCCGCCAAGAATAGCAAAGCCACCGGCAATCTGTGGCAACTGCATTCCCAAAACCCTAAAGATATTAGTTCCCATAGACGCTTGAACGGCAATATCACCAAGCTGGTTTGCAGTGTTTTGAAATACAAATCTTTGAGCGCCAGACATATTACCCATGCGAGTAATAGCAGAACCCATATTATTCCCGCTGCGAACAACCGCCGCTTCCGTAGATGTTGCGGATTGTTTAACAGAGTCTAGGGATTGCTTGGCATCACGCGCACCGGCTTTAATACCTTGTGCGTTAAGATTTAGACTTATTGTTGCCATATTCTTCGCGCTCCGTTCGATCCAGTGCCATTACAAACTTAGCAACTTGCTGCCGTTCCATCGGGTCATCAACCCCCGCATGGGTGCAATATGCCATAATTTCGCTGAACGGTATAGGGGAAACGCCACCATAGCCAATTTGCCTAGAACCTCGCAGCATATGAAAAGCTGTCCATGCAGTCATATTTGCCGGTATAGGTTTGTCCTCTATTTTCAGTGCGCCTTTAGACATCAAATAAGTTTCATCACGCGGTGAATACCTAAAAGACCATAAAAGCGCATCAATTAGTTTTTTTCCGTTTCTCCATCCGCTTCAGCACGAAAGTTCGATAATTCATCAACGTATTTAGCAAATTCCATAAAATATTCAGATATTTCATTTATGCGAATATCAGCAAGCGCAAGGAAATGGTCCTTATCGCACTGCATCGCCTTGCCATCGTTTTTAATATTTGTATCCCACGAAATAACACAAGCATCAAAGATCGCCTCGAATAACTTGCGGCCAACTTCCTTATCAGTTGATGCGCTCATTTCTGCATATTTAGCAGTATCTTTTATTAGCTTTGCGCTTTCGATAGATTTTGCTTGGCGATATGTTTGTATATCATCACGCAATCTGACCAGATCAGGATTTGCCCAGCCACCAGCGCGACACTTTATTTCTATCCACGTTTTATCTTCTTCAGACAAAAAGGTTAATTCGTCAGAAAATTCACGCCGATAGGTCATATCGGACATTTTGGGTTTCTTTAATTTAAGCATTTCGGTTTCCTCGTCGGTTTTAATGGGGGCTGGAATACCGACAAACCAGCCCCCTAAGTGCTGCACTTATTCGGTTTTTGTCGGTTTAGATGTATTAGGCCCAGCGAGATTAGGTTTATCCGCAAGGCCCAATTTTTTAACAACGGCATCTGATATTTTATCACCAGCTTTGAAAACAACAGGCTTACCATCAATATCAGCGGTAAATTTAACCAACGCAATCATAGCCATTATGAAACAGCCCTTGTTAGTTTCATTGATGCATCTTCTGACGCTTCGTCATAAAGCGCTCTGATGGTTATATCCTGCATTGAATTGGTAGCACTGAAATCAAGGTTTGCAGATGTGAATTTACACTTAGGGAAAACCAATGTGTATTTCTTGCTAGATACAGAACCGAGAGGGAAGGTAACGCTAAACAAGCTATGATCAGTGTCACGCGCTGCATTATACATAGCGGCAAAGTTAGCGTCTACATAGACCCGCGCAGTAATTTCAGCTAATGCCGCGCCTTTTGTAATACCACCTTTTGTGAAGCTATTACCAAGAATATTTTGAGCTTCACGGCCATCATAGTTAAAGTTAATCGTTGCACTTTCAAATGCATCCAACGTGTAACCGCTAAAGGCAATCGTTCCAACATCTACTCCAGATGAAAGCGGTGTGCGCTCAGTCTGATCTGTATATGTTGAGCTTCCGATTGCACTGGTTGCTGTATCTGATGAACCCATACCGATCAAATCAAAGGCAAAAGTAATATCTGCGTTTGATGTTAGCGTGATTGATCCACCAGTTGCTTCAACGCCTTGATAGCGCATCATCGTATTTGTGCCGCCTTCACCCGCTGCTATTGCATTTTCAACCGTCAATGATTGCGTGGTTTTAGCGTTCTTTAAAACGTTACTTGACCAAGTGCCTTGGAACAGGCTTTCAAAGAAATCATCATAAGCACCATAAACCAATGTGCCAGACATATTTCCCGTGACGTCAATGCCGCCGATTGCGGTTTGTACCGCTTCGCCTTTAGCTGCTAATGATCGATGCTCAATCATATTAGGTGCAGCAGTCATATTAATGGGAACGTCACTGTTAGTGAACGCTGGGCTTGATGGTGTAGTTCCAGCCGTAGCTTCAGCCACAAAAGCTGATCGAAGCTGATTTGATGCAATGCCAGTCATGTTGTGGCCTCCTATTTATACTCGTAGCGCACGAATGGTGCGACAAAAGTTGCGATATGAAAAGGTATATCAGAAACTTCGCCAGAAATATATGGGTGCTGTTGCTCTGGTGAAAATCTGATGAACTCGTTGGTAGTCGCTACTGCACCCGCATCTGTTATTCTTTTATCAAAGAAAATGCCATCTAAAGTTTCGGCATATCCCCGCCAAGTCTGCGTTCCTTTGCCGCTTTCGGTAAAGATCTGAATGCTTACCAATCCAATGTGATCAATCCGATTGGCCGCAGCGCCAATAGATCCCTGCAAAACCTGACCGTTCTGAATTGTTACACGAATGCTGTTGGCTGTGGGTTCAAATTCATGCCCATCAAATCCAATCGGCGTTGCTCCCGACCATTGCGTGTTTAAATAAGTTTCGATTGCGCGGCGCTCTGTTGCATAGCTCATATCAGAACATTCCTATATTTGCGCTGCATTTCAGCGACCGTCAAAGCCACCATTCCATTTGGGGCTTGCTTAGACCAACCATTTTCCAGACGGTTTGCATAAGGCAAATTATTCTGAATTATTATTCTGCTATCAGTATCCATCTTGAACGTATCAATAACGCCTGATCCTTTAGTGATTGTTTGGCCGCCATTTTTATCAGTCACTTCGCTTGATTTTGCGTTGGGAGCGTTTTTGGAAACTATCCAATTTCCACGAAAGCGACCCGTATCAACAGGGGATTTTCTCACAACCCCGCGTAAGCTATCCAACGCAATTAATGCAATCGCATCCTCAATCTTTTCTTCTGTATCAGCTATTTCTTTATTTAGCTGCAAGGTGAATTGCTTGGCGGTCATTTTTCTAGCACCACCGCATACTGTAGCGAAACAGAGCCAACAATGGATTGCGCCCGCTTTACTTCATAATTAACGCTGTTGACCGTTAGCTTATAACCTTCTTTCACAACCGCAGAAAAACCCTCCAGCAATACAAGCTGATCCTGTGGGCCAATAACTGTATCAGGGAAAATATCATTTGCAGGGATCTCTGTATCAAACAAAGCCCTGCCGCTAATTGTGGTTGTGGTTACTGGATAAGCGCCGGTGCTTGGATTGTAAGTGCCATTTGTATCATAGCTTATTGTGGCATCATCAATGGCATCTGTGATGGCTAAAGCCACCGCATCAAATGCTGCATCAGCAATGGCCGTGATCGTTGTCATGCTCGCACCATTTTAATCTGTGAGCCGCCGAAAACAGTATATCTTGAAACCAATCCTTCAATCGCCACGAAACGCGGTATCTCTCTGAAGTTTGTATATTCGGTTTCTGTTTCAACTGGCCCAGCCTTGCTTTTAGTACGCACCACAGCGCCGCCTGATACGCTTGCAAAAGGCGTAGCGCCTTCGTGTATCAAATAGGCCATTTCAGCCTGTGCGTCCTTTATATCTTGCGGGATGGTATCAGGATCAATCGGCCAGCCTTCAACCAGATGCATAGTCAATCTAGGCCATGCCATCGCTTGATATTGATATTGCTTATCACCGACAAAATTATAAGTCTGATTTATCCATTGAGCCGCTTGCACAAGATTAGCTTCATGGGCTGCATCGTGACCATGCTGCGAAACATCAATATTACGCTCTGACCAGTATGCTTGCCACTCAGCCAAAGTGATATAGCTATTTGTGCTGGTTCCACCGATTGTTGTATCTAAAGCCATTCAATCACCATTTAACCTTTGCGGCCCAATATGCTGCGCTCATGCGCCCTTTTGCAATATTCTTTTGATGACGCGCTAAGAACGATTTACGCCTTGCTTTCTGCGCCATTGTCCTTGGGTTTTTGCCCGCGCCCTTTACGCCCTGCTGCCCGAAGCGAATTGTTTTAACCTTGTCTCCAACCTTCGCCAGAACAACGTGGGATTTTTTAGGATGACTAGGCGTTTTCTTTGGCTTGTTAAAACCAGCAACCCCCAATCTTTTTATGCGCGGATCACGTTTTCTCATCTTAGTCTCCGCAATGCCCTGCGCTCTGATTTCGTATATCTGGCACTTTGCTTACCAGCTTTCGTTGCTTTATTCTTTGCTCTGGAACCAGCCGCTTTCTGTGCTGGTGTTAAGCTATCTCTTACGGCTTTGGGCAAATATCGGCTTTTGCCTTTCTTGCCGGTGTAGCCCCATTTTTGGCGCGTCCATTTTTTTAATGATTGCTGGTTCTTTTTGAGGGCCATTATCTATAACCCCCGCCAGCAGCTTTATATCGCCTTGCCAGCATTTGCGCTTTTCTTGCACTCCATTGACCAGCACGACCACCTTTTGATCCACTCTTAATAGCATAAAACAACCGCTTTCTCATCTTTGGCTTTGTATAATTGCCAGCAGAGTTGACCGTTGATTTGCGTTTTCTTGAGCGTCTAGCAGCCATTTACTTTTTCTTCTTCTTGGCCTTTTTCTTCTTAACGACCAGACCTTTTTTCTTCAAATAAGGGCGCGGCATATTAATCTCCTATAGTGAGAAAGGGGGCCGAAGCCCCCGATCTATTAGCCCATGACTGTGGCGATTGCCTTGCTGTTCCAAGCTTTATAGCCGTAAACAACACCCACTTGGATCATTGCTTTGCTGAAGCCTTTGTAAACAGACACTTCAAAGACCAAACCAGAAGTCGGATCTTGAACAATCATCACATCAACTGCTGCATCACCACCGATTGGCTTTGCTGGTGCCCGCATTGCAAGCTCCATGCCTTTCTGGTGCATCATCACGTTTGCAGTGAATGAGTTGCCAATGGTCATCGCATTGTTGTTTGGCGCAGCAATCAAAAGACCCGGATCGCCAATAACAATATCACCAGAAGTTGCAACCAAGCCAGTGTTCACAACATATTTGTTTGTTGTGTCAGCAGCAAAAGTAACAACGTCACCCGCGACAATACCAGTTGTATTAACTGTGATCGTATCAAGGGTTAGTGTTGTTTGACCTACAGCTTCACCTGATCCGTTATTAATCAAAGCACCTGTTGCGCCGCCTTTAGTATGCGATTGAACCTGTGCGCTTTCCTTGATCATAACGCCCTGCAAATCAAGCAATGTGCCTTGACGCAATAAAGTGTCATTGCCAGCTTGGTTTACTGATGAAAGTGATGCCAAGTTGCGAAGCTTTGTTGACGCGGCGGTATTCATAACGAGTGAAATACGGCCATCGTTCATTGGCATTCCGTTATCTGCCAAAACTTGACGGGCTTCTGCAACCAGATCAAAGTTTGAGGCAAATGGCGTTGTGCCAGCAGTACCAACAGCGCGTGAAGCGTTTGTATATGCTTCTGTCGCTAGGTCAGCTTCCATTTCGTTGACAAGTGTACGCATCGCTTGTGCGATTTGATCACCATAAACAGTTTCATAACCAGCGCCACCATTAAGCAAGCGTACATCTTCGCCTGTGTATGGGATCTGAACGCCACGCTGCTTTGACATAGTCAGCGTTTTGTTATCAACAGTTTGATCTGTTCCTTCTGGGATGGTCATAGAAGGCGTAATATCAACG